AAGCTATAGTTTTCACGAGCATGACCTAATTTCGCCGGGTTCCACACGAATTTCCAAGGCATATGTCTATGCCCTGAGAAATCAAAAGCCGCACACGAGGCATCGTGGGGCCACACGTGCGATCCCCATTTTAGCGATTTTGGACTACAAAATAGCCCTTCAAATAGTTAATTACCTCCTAAATACTTCGCCACCGCAGCGGCAGTTTGATATTTATCCTTGCCTGATAACAAGATTTCGTTTGGATGTTTTGTCGTCCTTCCACCCACGACGATTAACTGTTTTGCGGTCATGGCGTCGGTAGGGACTGACAAGTCTGCTGCCCTCACAAACACTGCACAGTTTCCATTCTTAACAGCTACATCAGCACCCGACCAAATATCATCCTTCGTGAACAATAAAACAGCTACTTTCAACACACTATTTTCCCCTTCCATCACTTTGTATTGTGCGGTCACATCAGCCACAAAATTGGCCCATGTTTTCCCGTGGGAAGCAAGATAATCGATTGGGTCTGAGTGATTACTCTCTTTCCACTTAGCTGAAACTTGGGCATGAGACATGATCGTAACCCCATCCACAACAAAAAGCTTCCTATTATATAGCAACTTTGCCAGCAACCAAGTGTACATGGCATAAGCCTTAGTAAATTTGGTCGCATCGGTTGTCTGACATAACTCCACTTGGACATACCCCAAATGATTAGCAGTATGCCCAGCGCCATAGCAGACGTAATTGAAATCGGCGACCTGTTCGATTTTCAGATCGTCAACGAAGAAATGAACAAACGCATTCTGCCAAGTAGTCGACTCATAATTGCGTTCACTATCAGCGGAGTCACCATTGTTCGCCGTGGCGTGAGCCACTACGCCAACGTAATGCCCGTTGTCGTAAGGTTCCTTTGGCAGCCCTGGGATAAAGTTTTGTTCGATCGTGTAACTCATAGTTTCCTCCTTAATTCGTTACTAAATAAACGACCAATCCTGTGGCGACTGTCATAAGCCCAGAGATCGTAAGTGCGACCAGCCACGTTGGATGACTGCGAGCAGCCTCTAAAAACTGATCTAGCTTAGCCTCAAGACGGTCGAACTTTTTCCCAACATCGGCTTCTAGTGTGTTTAGTCGACACTCTTGCGCTTCGTTTTTAGTCTCCAACACAGCGACGCGCGTAGTAAGATCCTCTTGTTCTCCCAATAGCCC